TCCTCCTACTGATGTAGCTGCTTTAAATTTAATCTGACTGTAAGAAAGTGTCGTGATAAAAACAAAAAATGTCACAAAAAGTGTCGTGATAAATTTCTTCATTAATTAAGTTTATTTACAAGTGAACTACAAGCTTTTTTAAGAGCCGTAGATAAATTTTGATTATTAAATTTACCTCCCTCATCTATAAGAAGGGTAGACATTGAAATCTCATCTGCAGATTCTTCAACCAAGACTTTCTTTACAAGCTTGTCTCCTTTGTATAAGAACCCCTGCAATCTAATTACTACAGATTCTTTATTATTATGTACTATAGAGAAGCTAGCTTGAGTCTTTAAGACATCTAGATATACTATATCCACTTTAAGAACGTTTTCAGAAGCATGATCTAATTCATAGTCTTTACTCTGATAGATCTCTTCAAGAACATTTTTAATACCAAACTCTAATTTTCTATTACCAGCTAAGTTTCCAATCTGGATCTTGTTAGTAATCTGTCCTATAGCAATAGTTTTAGGCTCTTCATACCAGATGTTACCTGGAGAGTTTTTAAAAGTACCATCAAATTTCCATGAAAATTCATTAGACATTTGTTGAAGCTTCTCTTGATTACCAGAAAACTCTAGGTATAAAGCATAAGACATTAATGATAATGCAAATACTAACCATAATCCAAATAATGTTAAAAAGCTATATGCTACGTATAGCTTAGCTTTATTAATAATTGCTACCATATATTATAATTTTAATAAGAAAAAAGGGTAGAAATTATCTACCCTGACCTCTGTACTTACTTACTTTTTTAGCCTTTGGGCCAGAAGTTTTAGAAGCTTTGCCTCCTTTGCGTTTACCAAAAGAAACTTTACGATTGTCAGATTTAGAACCTTTTTTTACAGCCATTTTGATTTATTTAGAAATTATACAAGTAATGTATGGAATTCTTTAAAATGCTTAATACGATCAGCTAAGCCAATAGTACCACCATTTACTCTCTTAGTAATCTTTGTTACTACAGCATCTGTAGCTCCTTCATCCGCTATTTTATTTAATCCATTCTTACTCCAGAACCAAGCTGCAGAAGATAAAGCGTGAGTTGTAGCCACTGAATCAGGATTAACTGACATATCTATACCAATTGATTTACCAAATGCTGTATAGTTGTCTTTACCAGTTAACTGAATATATCCACGGCCTCTGAATTTATAACCATCACCTGATGCTTCAGGACCGTTCCCCATTCTACCACCATAAACAAGATTAGCAATCTTTTCAGGCTTCTTAGCATAAGCTAATGCTTTAGGTTCATCAACTGTTCCATCAGCACGCTTAAAATACTTTTTAAAAATACCTGTTAATCCTTTAGCAGAATAGTTAAGGTTTTCTTGTGTAACTCTAAATCCACCAGATTCATGTCCAGCTTGAGCTAGGAAATGAGCAAGTCTTAATGCAGTGTTAATACCAAACTTTTCTTGTATAGAAGGAATCTGAGCAATAACTGTGTCAGGAACATGTCCTTTTAAACGAGATAAGTCCATAATTAAGCCTTATTTTTAGGTTTGTAATATCTTTTCTTCTTTTTAGGAGCTGCTTCTTCAGCAACAACTACTTCTTTTTTAGCTTTAGGAGCTTCTTCTACTACTGGAGCAGGAGCCACTACTGGTTTTGCAGGTGTAGCAAATAAGCTCTTAAAAAATGCAATTACTTTTTTCATACTATTTTTTTAGTTTTATCTTCCAATAAGATTGAATACCATAAGTGACAGGACCGTTAATTTCAGTACCTATATTCAATCCGTATATATGATCTTTTTTATTCTTTAATAATACCCCGGCACTTGCTCCTGTAATTCCAAGAGTTTGATTACCGTTTATACCACCACCAAAAAACATTTGAGTCTTAGGCTTTTCATAATGCTGTATAGTAACAGTGTTAGTTATTGTAGGGATCTTATAGTTAGTTCTAACCTATCTACCTTTAAGACTATTCTGGTTCACTGTATCTGTAATAGCTACATAACCAAGGGTATCTATTCTAATTGTATCTTTAAACTCTACAAGAGCCATATACTTACTTAATAAGTCATTATACTGAGCTAAAAGCTTAGGATAATTTGTATCAGCAATATATTCTGGAGGAGTAGCAATAGTGTCATGTAACACCTTACCCTTTAAAGTTAGTGTTTTATAGATGGTAGTATCATGTACAGACCATGTAGTATCATGAACAACAGTTGTGTCTGATTTCTTACCGTTAAAATTAACATAGCCGCATCCTCCTTGTTGGAAGAATACCACTACTATTAATACTAAGATAATTATACTAAGATATTTCATCTTTCTTCTTTTTTAATGAGAACTTATCACCTGTATCACCAAGTAAAGCTGCTATACAGATGTACATTACAGACTCTACTAAAGCGTCAGATGGTTTAATATCACCATGAGAGAAGCTATTAGCTGTAAGAGTGACACATAGAAACAGTGCACACATAAAACCTACCACTGGTTTAATAGAGGTAGATCCACGCTCATCTTTAAAAAGATCTAAAACCCAGTCTTTAAAATTCATACTTAACAGTTTTTAATTTATTATCTGGTAATACCGCTACAAGTTGTTGATACTCAATATGTTGATTAGATGGAACTAAAGGAGCTGAAGATGTTTTAAACATCTCACGCTCAATGTTATCAATCCTCGTCTTGTCTACATTAGACTGAGCCATTAATAACTTAACGTCAGCTTTAATTTCATTTACATCATTCCAAATGAGTAAACTAACAAGAGACACTAAAGATGGGAATACCCATACTTTGAACGCTGCAATAGAAGGATTTTCTTTAGTCATTTAGTATTCTATTTTAAAAGTTTAAACTCATAAACAGAACCTAAAGGTTTTTTTAGACTGATTGTCAAGGTGTTAGGTATAATTCCACCTTTAGCATCTTTACGTACAAAATAACGTAATCCTGAAGGTTGAGCTACCACTGTTTGACCAGCACCTGGAGCAACGTTTGCTGCAGGGATAAGAATTGAATCTGCAGGAACTTTAACAGGGTCTTTAACAGACATCATGGTTCCTGGAATAGGAAAGCCTAAGGCGTCTTTTTGGGCATAAAATTTTTTAGCCATGGTATAAATAATTTAAAATATAAACTTAGAATATGTAGAATTTTAGTAAACCCTACATTATAATATACAAAATATCCCTGAAATTATCTACATTTGTGAACATAAAATAGAAATATGAACCAACAAGATTATGCAACCCGTTTAGAAAAGAAACTTATTGACCAGTTTAAAGAAGAATTTTTTAAAAAATTTGAGTATTACCCTGTGGTTTTAACCAAAATTAACTTAATCCCAGATGAACAAGACATCTATCCATTAATGACTTTAGAGCAATTAGAGTCTTATTTTACTCCTTTTTTACCAGTAAAACATAGTAAAATCATACAGTTAAAGCATAAGATTAGGATAAGAGAGATTACAGAACTACGCTCTATTTTCTGTTACTTAGCTAGAAATATGAAGTATTCTCTTAAAACTATAGGTGAATACCTTAACGGTAGAGACCACACTACAGTTATTCATTCAATTAATACATTTAAAGACTTAATTGAAACCTGTCCAATGTTTAGAGAAAAATATTACAGAGTATTAGATCACATTAAACAAATAAATAATATAGAAGATGGGTCATCAATTATGGAACGTTTGCAGAAAGTACAACATTAGTCCCAATCAGCTTTACTTCTTAGATAGTTGTAGAGAAAAGATTGTTCCTAGTAATGTAATAAACGCTGACGCACAAAAAGTTATATGCCAACAAAGGGGGTGGGTAGACACTGAAGGAAACTTAACTTCAGGAGCTTTATTCATTTTAGATGAGTTTGAGACGTTTTTAAAGAAGACTAAATCTAGAATTACAAAAGAAATTTTAGGTGAAGATTTCATGAAATACGTTAATGAATATAGGGAAATTTTCCCTGATATCAGATTGCCTTCCAAGGAGTTAGGTAGGCAAAGTACTGTTGAGTTATGTAAAAAGTTTGTACAGTTCTTTAAACAATATCCTCAGTATGACTGGGAATTAGTTTTGGATGCAACAGATTATTACGTAAATTATTATAAGAAGACTGACTTTAAGTACATGGCTTGTAGTAGCTATTTCATACTTAAAAATGATACTTCTAAATTAGCTGATACTTGCCAAGCTATTATAGATAATCCAAAATTATTAAATATTTAATAAAATATTTGGATTGAAATAGTAGTTTTAGTAACTTCACATCCCTCAAAATTACAAAAATAACAGTGTATGTCAGAACAAGAACAAGAGATAGAAAGTTTATTCTATCAGATTACTCTTCCTCTTAATGAGAAGAAAACAATTTATGGTATCAGTCTAGATGGTTTTAAACTAGCAGCTGAAAAATTAGCAAATAAAGCTTATTTACAAGGTAAGGTAGAAGCTTTAGAAGAAGTTAGAATGGATCTTAAAAACCTAATAACTTCTATATAATGTCTACATCACCAGAAAGACCTTACGGTACTAGGAGATACTCAGAAATTCTGAGAGAAACTATTCAATATGTTGATGATAGACGTAAAGGTAAAATTAAATCCTTACTTACGCCATGGCCTGGACTTAACAAAGCAGGTGTCAATGGTATAGAATGGGGCTCTCTTGTTACAATTGGAGCAAGACCTGGTGCAGGTAAAACTTTAATTGTAAGTCAGATTTTAAGAGAAGCTCGTAAATTAAATCCTACACAAGATTTTAATTTTTTAGAGTTCCAATTTGAGATGGGAGCTA